GGGCTTCTGATAAAGTTTGTTCAGTAGTTACTATATAAGCCATTTTAAATCCCTGTTAAATTATGAAAATCAGTAAAGTTTAGAGTAAGCCTATTAGCCCATCCTTGAGTAAAGGTAGTTCTAGTAGCGTTATTACTTATGTTAGCGTATTTTTTAGACAAAGCTCCGCCAGTTTCTACAATTCGCTCGACTATCCATAATCCGTCTGGGTTTGATTTGCCAATGTAAAGGGTTCCATTTAGAAGGTCTTCAAATTCATTTAGTTGATAAGCTAAATAAGGTTCGGGTTCCCCTCCTCCGCCTCCGCCTCCGCCTCCGCCAGAAATTATATTTACTGGAATAGGATTTGTGCCGCTAAAGATATCGCCTTTATTATCAACTACGACTACTCTGTTAGCTACTACAGGCTCCTCTTCATACACAGATCTAGATAATTCATCCAAGGGTATGTTTGATTTTTCTTGTTCAAACAAAAATATTGCAGCCGAGTCAGCTACTAGAAACATAGATACGTCTTCTCTAGACGTTATAATCTTACCTAATGCTCTAAAAAATATAGAGTTACCTTGTATTCTAGCGATTTTTAAGGTTTTTGAAGTCTGGGTAGAACTTTTAAGAATTACGTCTTGACCAACTCTGTAGTTAATACCATTAGCTACTGTTATTTGTCCGTCTACTGTTCCGTCTGTTAATAATGGGTTATCTGGAAGTGATAACCACCTTTTTTCTACTGCCATACCTGATCCTTTTAAAGAAAGCCCATGCTTTCAATCAAATTATATCAATTAAGAGTTAAGTTCCTCGTGGACCTTCTTAAGAAGCCACTTACGAAGTTCTCCAAATTTCTTTACTTCGCTGCGTAAATAAACCTGTTCTAAGTCTCTACATTTGCCTAGGTCGTCAATAAAGCGCATAAAGACGTTAGGTCCGTCTTTTCTTAGTTCTAAGAGTCGCTCACCTTCCATTAGAAGAAAAGTGGCGAAGTCTAAGTTATTTGTTTCAAAAATCTTAGTCTGCTTTGGTTCCATTTTTTTTGATCTTTCCGAGCTTTTTAGTAGCTTTTTTAAGAGGTTCTGGCTTTATAATCTGCATCTCTTTAACAAGCAATTCTGCTTCTTTTTCTTTGGGTTTATTTACCTGTACTCCTAAATAATTAAAGCCTGCCTCTTCACAGCACTCTGCATGAAAACCAGTCAAGCCATTTAAAAATTTAAAATTTTTCTTACTTTTACCACAAAAACAAGTTACTTCTGTCATTATATAGCCTCCGCTAAAAAGGAACAAAGTCCTATATTAGAGTATATCGAATGTCGAAGATATGAGTATTCCTCTACTTTTTTATCAGATAACTCATAACCGTAGCACTCTCTTAACTCTGTGTATCTAAACAGTATTTCTAAAGTAAGGTCTGATAGAAGCTCTTCTAATTCTAACGTAAGCGTTTCTTTGCCTTGAATTTCGTAAATACTTCGCATAATGTCTTTAGAGTCTCTAGCCCAAAACAGTCTAAGATTCAAATCTTCGACTTTTTTAATAAAATAAAGCTCTTTTGGATCATTAAACTCAAAAAAGACCTCAGTAATATAAACTTTATATAAGTTTTTTATGTAATTAAACAGAGTCAGTACCATGAAATTCCCTTAAATACAACGTAATGTATCTTCTAATAAGCTTATTAGATTTTAAAGCCTCAGAATAAGGAGCTTTTAGCTCTTTTACTTGCTCACTTAAAGAAGCTAACTCAGCGTCTTCGTTCTTAGAAGTGATAATGTCTTGTTCGTACTTCGCAAGGTTTAAAAGTCTATCGTTAATAGCCTTTTCAGACTCTCCAGCGATTTCTTTTAATAGCTCTTTTCTTCCGTCTTTAATTAGTTTTTCTTCTATCTTATAAATATCTTTTTCCATATTAATTTCCTTTGCCGCATATAGCGTAATGATGTTTGTCTTTCTTTTTTATTAACAATTTTAAGCACTTACCATAGTTAGCTTGACAAGTTTTAGTAGCTTGTACAAGAAGTTTTTCGTTTACAGGCTCGTCTGAGTAGTTTTTTATAACCGTCTCTGGGCAATTTAAGAATAAAATCATTAATAAATGTACCATTTTAGGCCTTTTTAAAGATAAATGTTTCTTTTTACTTCTTTTATTGTTATATTAAAACACATAAGGAGACAAAAGTAAATGAAAAACTTAGTATTGAAGTCAAAAAAGGGTTGTATTAGTGTTTATGAGCATATCGACCTAGATAAAATAACAGCCGCATGGGAAGGTAAAGAGTTTTTTTCAGTTAGCCAGTTTATAAGACAACCTTCTACTTTAGAAGAGGCTTTATCGTTAGGTGATTTTGCCTTTAGAAAAATGAAAGGTCCAATTTGTCCAGAAGGAAGTTTTTTGTATACAAAATCCGCTGAAGGTGATACTATTATATTAATAAAAGCGGTAATTGACTCTGGAGATTAAAAATGTTTAAGCCTAAAGAAGCTTTAAAGTATGGGCACATAATAGACGGTTTGGTAGAATATAGAGCTTTTTGCGGAATATTAGCTGGATTATTTGATAATCAGTGTTTAAAGACTGTAAAAGTTCCAAGAAAGATTATTTATAAGGTGGTAGAATTGGACGCTTTTCTTCTTGGAGTAGCTTTTGGAGCTGAGATAAGGAAAGACCTTGAAGGACGTTAAAAAGAAGAGAATTCGGAAGGTTATTACAAGGGACAAAGTTTGTAAGGACTGCTTTAAAGTTTTTTCTACATCAGATACAAGGAATAATTTTTGCTCTTCTGCTTGTAAAACTAAGGCTTCTCATAAAACCAAGCTTTTAAAATATGGTAAAAAAGGTACTACAGGCAATAGGTCCAAAGAAAGCTACTTAGAGGCGTCTAGAAAATTGTGGTCAACAAATAAAGAGTCAATGCTTCAAAAAAGAAGAGCTACTTGTTTGTTAAAATATGGAGTCTCTTCTGGCTTTAATACAAAAAAATCCATAGCTAAAAGAAAAGATACTATAAAACTTAAATACGGAGTTAACTCCCCTAGGTTAGTTACTACTATATTAAAGGCTGGTTTTAAAAATTACGAAGACTTTTCTAATTCAATAATAAAAGACTTAGACTCTTTAAAGGTTAGTCCTTATTCTGATACTTTTAAAGAGCTTCTTAACACTAAGTATAGCTGTTCTTATGAGATTTTAGATACTGTTTTATCTTCTACAAATAGGGAAGACCTTCTTTATTCTAATAAAAGCAGCTTTGAATTAGAAGTATCTAATCTTCTTTTGGACTTAAATGTACCTTTTAAAAGAAATACTAGGCCTAATTTTATGAAAGGTTTAGAGTTAGACTTTCTTTTAGAAAAAAATAATTTAGCTATAGAGTGTCATGGGTTAGCCTTTCACTCCGAAAGAGCTATATATGGTAATGGTACTAAAAAAGAAGCTCATCTAAACAAGTTTTTAAGCTGTAATAGCGAAGGAATAAGGCTTATACAGATATTTGAGGATGAGTGGAGAGACAAAAGGAGTATTATAACTTCTATGATAAAAAGTAGGCTTGGAATATCTTCCTTTAGAGCAGGAGCTAGAAAGCTAACTGTAAAAGAAGTTAGCAAAAAAGACGCTTCTTTATTTTTAATAAATAACCATATTTCAGGTACTTGTAGAAACTTAGTGTCTTTTGGTTTATTTGAGGACGACAAACAAATCTGTCAGCTTACCTTAAGAAAGCCTTGGAATAAAAATTATGGTGATAAAGCACTAGAAATTGCAAGATTTTGCTCTTTATTAGATTATCAAGTTTCTGGAGGTTTTAGTAAGCTTTTTAAGGTAGCTAAGGCTTGGACCTTAACTCAAGGGTTTGACACTATCTTTACTTATGCTGATTGCCGTTTTGGAACAGGAAACGTCTATTTAAGTTATGGCTTTAACTACGTAGGAAGAACTAAGCCAAATTATTTTTATGAAAACAAAAAAATAAGAGAAGATAGGTTTAAGCACAGAAAAAATAACGATAAAGATTTTACATTACTTCATGGAAATAACGAGATAGATCAAAATAAGTCTTTAGGTTGGTTTAGAATCTTTGATGCTGGTAGCGAGATTTATGTTTTAAAAATAAAAAACCCTTAAAGTTCGTTTAAGGGTTTTAGATACTATATTATTAGTTTTAAATTATGCAGTGATGTTTTTAGCTACTATATGTTTTCTAGCCGCAGATATAAGCGGAGTACCATACATTAACTGTGCCCATCTGTAGCTTGTGTCGATTACGGCTAAGTCATATTTGATTAATGAACCTAACTGTCTCCAGACTAAAGTATCCGCATCGTGCATCAACAAGAAAGCCTCAGAAGATCCTGGAACTTTATCATTAAGGTCAATAGCTACTGCAGCGGCAGAAGCACCTACAGAAATACGCTTAGTGAATTTAACTACACCAGCTGCATCTCCAAGAGCAGTTCTAAAAACGTTAGCATAAATTGGGTTACCAGTGAATGAAATCTCAACGGTAGCACTGTCACCAGCTGCTACAGTAACTGTAGCCGCAGTAGAAGGAAGAGTCTCTCCATCTGCATAAACCATTGAAACTTTGTAACCATAAGCACCAGCGTCAGCGGCAGCAAACTTACTAAGAGCGTCTACAGGAGAAGTTGGGTTAGCTAAAGTTGGAGCTGCGGTAGCAGAAACAGTAACGTTCAAAGGTGAAATTCTAGGACGGTTAAACAAACTAGGCTTAAATCTAAAGTCGATGATACCTTGGTGTTCCTTGATACGGTTACCAGAAGTAAGAACTTCTCCAGCTTGTACTCTTTGCTTGTTAAAGAAATCTGTAGAAAAACGAGAATGAACGTCTGAAGCTAGATAACAATCCATAGCCATTCCAAAGTTGTTAACGTTTGTTAAAGCCATTTTCTCAGCAATTACGTCAGTAAACTGACCTTTTACATCAATTATAACTGAATCTTCACCACTCTCATAACCTGCAAATGCTGTAGACTTGTATTGAGCTTGAGCTTCTTTAACTTCAATTTGACTTCTAATTCCATCATACTCAAGAGTGTTGATGTTAGAGTCAGCTTCGAACATATAACGCTCGTTACGAGACAATAACTCAATAGTCTTATTCTTAACTTCTCTAGCAATAACTGGACCGTGTGCAGCTTGGATTAAAGTTAAGTTATGTTGAACTTGACCTTGTGTTCCAAGATACTTAACCTGAACGATTTCTCGGTCATAATTAGCATCTGTACTTTGTGGCAATCCGCCCATATTGAAGAAAGGAGAAACTTCCTGACCATATGAGTTTTGAACGTTATACTCAGAAACAACTTGAGCTTGATTTTCCTTGATAATGTCTTTCCATAACTTTAGGTGACCAAGTGTGTTGGTTACTAATTTTAGGGTTTTATCTAGGTCTTCTACGGCTAATGCAGAACCGCCAGTCAAAGCATTTGGAGCAGTAGTACCATAGTTTTGAGTAATAGCTAAAGCTTTTTGTAGCTCTTCTACCTTACTTGCACTATGACTACCGAAACCGATTACTGATTGGTCGTTAGCATATTTTAATTCTTGTGACATTTATAATGTCTCCTATTAAATTGGTTTTTCGTGATTTCGATTCTTGTAAGAATAATGTGATTTATAGAAAAAATTATACCACAAAACAAAAAAGCCCTCATTTTACTGAAGACTTCTCTTTACTTTTTGAATACAATTTGATAAAATAGACTATTTTTCGTTTAATTTCTCTTCAATTAAAGCTCTAGTACGAGGGTTATGGATATAACCAGTCATCTCAAGTTCAATAACGTCATCTACAGAAATAGTGTTTGACTTAGCCAATTCTTCCGCTGCATTTAAAAGATCACTCTTAGTAAATGTGTTTGATGGGCTTCCTTCTCTGTTAACAGACTTCTCTAATTGAGAAATTCCAGTAATAGACTTAGGACGCTCTGGAGTCTTAGCAAAAGCTTTTATAAGTTCTGTCTGATCATAAAGCGCTTTTTTAAGTTCTTCAGTTTCTTTTTTAACCGCAGACTTAATTAGCTCTTCTTGGTCTTCTCTAGCTTTTTCGGCTTTCTTAAGCTCTTCTGAAGCGATCATAGACTTTTTGAAAGACAATAACTCTTCGTATTCCTCTTCAGAAATAACAACTTCATCAGCTTTTTTCATAGACTCAGGGATTACAACTTGATCCGCCTCTTCTACGTCATCTTCATCTTGCTTTGCAGTGATGTCGTCATCATAATCAAAGTTAGTAGGTTCAGTTCCAGAAATACCTTTTGATCGACCAGCGTTTCTGTCTTTGTCGTTCTTTGCAGTAGGCTCACTCATGTTTTCGGGAGTAGTTTTAGCGTCATGCTTAATTTCAATAGACTTTTCCATCTCTTGTGGAGCGAAAATGTCGTCAATTAACATATCAATAGACTTTTGTAAATCATTTTTCATAATAAGTCCTATGCGTTCTCTAGAGCTAATACTCTAGTCAAAAGGGTTTCAATAATGTTAATTAGCTCGTCAGAAACGTTTTTACCGTCTTTTTTAGCTGCTAATGCTACCGCTAATGCTTTTTTTAAATCGTCACTCATAGTTATTTCTCCTAACTTTTAAATTATACCTAATTAAAATTCTTCGTTTATATCTGGAAATTTAGTTAAAAGCCTATCTTTTAACGACTCCCAAAGTTCTGCTTTTTTGGTTTCTGGATGTAATGTTTGTAATCTCTCTAAAACTTCTAAAATATTTGACTTAATTAAATCACTTTTAGCTACCATTTTATAAGTTGGAGCATAGCCTGTAGGTTTGCCATATTCAACGTTTAAAGCTTCTACTTTCTGGGCTACTATTTTTGAGTGTTGTTCAAACTCTTCTTTAGATTGCGGAACTTGTGATAATTCTCTAAATTTAGACATAAGTGCGCTATACTTAGCATTATAGCTACCTTGTGGACCAGAACCTGGTCCACCTTTATCCATATCTACATTCTTTTTTACACAAGAATTGTCAGAAAACTCTTTAGTTCCTGGAACCCTTTTGTATCCTGTCCAACAATTTTTATCCAAATCTTCTTTACCTAAAGCAGCTCCACCACTTCTATCCGCTGGAGCTTGTGTTGCTGGAGCCCCTGCACTTAATGCTTTTTGTATCATTTCTAATACTTGTTCTGCGGTAAAAGAAACAGGACCTGAGTAATCTTTTTCTGTGTCCAAAGACTCAGAGTTAAAGTCAACCTGCATAGATTTTGCTAAATCAGCGTAAGTAGCTCTGTTTACTGGATTTAAAGTGATAGCTACGGCATTAATTTCGCATTTTTCAATAATTTTTGGGTTTAAAGCGTTTCTTTTAAGGATTTTGCCTTCTACTGATAAACCCACTCTACCTCTGTCTTTTTCAGATAAAGAAGACATAATCTCATATACTGCTTTTGCTTTAGAATGGTTCTTAAGTAAGCGACCTTCAATATAAAGACCTTTCTCGTTTTTGACATAACCGTCTAAAAGACCAATAATGTTTTCTGGACCAGGTCTATGATCGTAATTAATAACGCCTTTCTTTTGGTCAATAGGAGTTAAGTCAATGCCAGATTGCAAAACTATCTCACCTTGTTGATCTAGCTCATTTGTAGAAGCTAGACCTCTGATTTTCCACTCTCCGTCCTCTGATTTAAATAGTTCGGCTGGGATTATTGCTTTTAAAATATCTTGAGACATTATTTCTCCAAAAAGAGCTTGTTCTAATATTTTACCTAATTTTTAGAATTACTTAATATATGTGTGAGTTTTGTGCTTTATAAAGAGAATTTTTAGTGCTTCAAAAGCCTCTTCTATTTCTACAGAAGCTTTATTTGAAGGAATTCCTAAAATTCTAGCTATTTCGCTATTAGTGTGTTCTTTCATTATTCCATTTTTCTCTGATGCTTTAGATACATAGGTCCAAAAACAGTAGTTATATTTTTCTAGGGTTATAGACCAAGCACAGCTTCCTAACGATTGTATCTTCGCTTTATTATAAATAGGAGCTCCTTTTGGGCACGGTTTCTCTGGTAAAAAGCTTAAAAATAAGGGACATGACCTAAAAAAAGTAGATTCTTCAGGTAACGTCTTATTATTAAGGAGTTTTAGAGAAGGTTTTTTCATATTTACTTGAAAAACAACCTATATCTTCCAGTCTTTACATAATTACTAAAGAAGGTTTCTTTATTAGAATGTAGCTCATTTACTAAAGATTTTGCTTGGTTAACTAATTCTTTCGAGCTTTCTTCTGGAAGTTTAGTTGTAATTCCTAATGGCTCTTTTATCAAAGGACATTCTGAGAAAGTTACCTGCAAAATTATTCCAAAAATAAAAGGAACTTCTTCTACATATGTACCAGAAAGACTACTACCACACTTTAACCTTACGTTTTTATCGGCAGCTTTGTCTCCTACTGCGTCAAAACCGTGAACCCAATATTCATTTAATACTTTTTGTCTATAATCTTTTAGTGGAATTTGAAGTCTTTTTGCCGCTCTTATCTCTAAAAGGTCTATTTTTCTTTTTATCATGTTGTATCTAGACTCTAATTCTCCGTCAAATTGACCGTCTACTCCACCAGCTGCTCTATGTGCCATTAGAAGAGAGTTATCAGTGACTATTCTTTCTCCTAGCTCTTGAACGAAGGCAAATCCCATTGATGCACTAAATAAAGAAATTGTTTTAACTTCTCTATCTAATCCTTTTAGGAAATCAATAAACTCTACTCCTGAAAAAATAGAGCCTCCAGGAGTACTTAAAACTAAATATAAAGGCTTGCCTTTTTCTAACTCTTGGTCTAGCTTCATTATAGCTTGCATAGAAGTAGCAACGTAGGCGCTAGTAACAACACTATTGAAGGAGTAAAAACTACCCTTTTCTAAAGTTAGTCTTTCTGGTTGTTCGTCTGTTTGTTGCTCTTTTGTTGGAAGTAAACCTAAGTTAGTAGTTTCTGGGATAAATTCTTTTTTATAAGGGATTATAATTGGATTATCATTAACTGGAGCTTCAATTCCTGAGCCTTTAGCAAAAGCCCTTACTTCTTTTGGAGTACCAGAAAGAACTATTAACGCTGAAATAACTACTGCTACTAAAGAAACTCTTAAACCTATTCCTAGATTACTCATTTGTATACCTTTTCATTATATTGTTTATTTATTGATTCTAATAAAACATTACAAAACTTAATGTCTTGTTTTAAAGAATTAGCTACTTTAAAATTAATTATAGATTGATTTAAACAAAAAAGAAGGCTGTTCCTTAATTGTTGTCTAATTTTTAAAATGGTTACAGCCTCTTTCATATCAAAATTATATCTACAAATTACATAAAAGTTAATAAAAACAGCTAAGATGTTTGAATTAAATGTCATTAAATTCCTTGTAACACTTGGATTTAAAGGAACAATTCATACAAAAGTCAAAAGTTTTTGCTGGGAGTATCTTCTTTTCAGAAAATTCCTTAATTCTAGTAATCTTTTTGTAGATGTCGGTAAAAACTCCATCGGCCTTATCTAACTCCATGATCTTTATAGCTCCAGAATCCTTACATATATAGATAAAAGATATGCTTTTTATGATTTTTACGTCTTTCATCTCTTTTAGGTGAGCTAATCTGCCGTTTTTTAACATACTTCTTAAGATATATAAGTACAGAACGCCTTGAACTAAGTGTGTTGGTTTCGGAAGGTTTTTCTTTTCTATATCCTTAAAATCTTTTAAAGTACAAGACTTTATCTCTGCTACATAGGCTACGTTGTCTTTAACGTGCAAAACGTCTATAAACGCCTTATTTATGCCTATTTCAGGGCTAGATAGCTGAATTTGTTTATTAAAAGAAGTAGGGT